TTGATATAAAAATCAAAGCTAAATGCTCCACTTAATGCATAACGACCGGTTGCATAATCTAAATGTTTTGTTCCATCGTCATCATTTGGATACAATAAAACAGAAGAAGTAGGAACAGCGGATGAAGAAAAGAAATTTAACGAATGATAGTTTGAATATGCCCAATGCGCTGATGGGTAAGCAGTTCTATAATAATGAGATAAGTTATTTTTGATCGCAAGCTTCTTTAGAGTTCCAGCCGTAAAATAATAAGGCGGATTAAATCTTACGATGTCAAGAGTCTTTTGTTTCTTTAAAGACGTTGCTTGATCATTAACTTGTTTTAAAAACCCTGCTTCATCTCCATTTTCATCATAACGTAAAAAACTTGAAAATATATTAGGTTTTAAACTTCCAGCTTTTACGATTATGGGAGGTACTTCAAGTAAAAGAACATCTGCTTCGAGCTGGCTATACTTTGAAGTATTTGCTATTTCTCTCCAAGAGCCATAAACAGTTGTTTCATTAAAGGGAAGATCTGGATCTGATAACCCTATATCTTTTTCAAAAGACGATCTTCTAGCAAAGACGTTGATAGAACCCGTAATTCCGCTAGAGCTTGATGAATAATATCTTGACGGGTTTGTGGCTATGGTTATGCTTTGAAAATCTGTCTGATTGACCTTAAAAATAGACATTTAATTCCCAAGTAATTATACATCATTAAAAAGACAATGACATCTAAACTGCTTCTGAAAACACTAAAGGTAATTCTTCAACAATTCCAATTAATCTTGGAGATAAAACCTTAATAAAGTTTTCAACAAATTCATCTTGAACCATTCCTGAATCTTCCATGCATGAATGAAGAAGCTCATGTAGTAATAGCTCTTTTTTGTGATCGTTTTGTAGTCTATCTCTAACTAAAATTAGTTGATCATCATAATCAATAAAACTTTTTATTTCTGGGTCTTGTACGCCTTTTTGCGAAAGAACTAAATCAAAAGTAGCATCATCTACTGATGCTATCGAATAAACTCTATTCCCCACTTTTATAGCGCTCGATTTCATTTTTAAAATTTTCTCCTAGATCTTTTATCATTAATTTAATTTCTTTATCACCCAAAAGTTCATAACTTATTCCAAAAGAATTTAAGGCTTCTTTTACTAGATTCAACTTTTCTTTCACTGATTCTAATTGTTGAATTTGTGTTGGCTTAATTTCAAATATCTTAACAGCGCCATTAACATACTCTACTTTGAAATCTGGTATTGCTCTTCTACCATCTTTTAATCTAACGATCTCTGGCTCATATTGATATGATATTACTTCTTCGCAATCATCCCACCACATCATTGCAGCAAGTTCCCAAGAAGACTTAAATTTAACAGAAGATGATTTTTTACAATCATACTTTCCGTTTAAATGTCCTGTTTTGTATCCAGAAACTCCGCTTATAACTCTTTCAATTGCTGCTTTTGAATATTTTTCTCTTTGTTCTTGCGTCATTAAATCTTTTGTTTTTCCGAACATCGGATTTTTTTCTCCATAATTGGAACGTATTCCTGACTCAAATTGTCTTTTTTGAATTTTTGAAATTTTTCTTCCTGCGTTTAAAAGCCGCTCGTCTGTCTTAGCTGTAAGACCATTATTCCAAGCTTTCTTACCACACATCCCATTTTCTTTACCATACATAGGGTTTCTAGACCCTGAAAAAGCACAGTTTTTTGAGCAGAATCTAACGTGCCTTTTTATAAAATCTTTTTGAAATTCTTTTCCACAACCTTCGCAGATTTTTGATATTATCTTAGAATCTCTTTCGTATTTATGATGATAAAAGCAATCAGAAGAGCAGTACTTCGCTTTTTTTTCATAAGACTTAGTTGCTTCAAAAGCTTTACTGCAATTTAGGCATTGCTTTGTAATGCTGCTCGTTAAAGATTTTGAAATTGAAATTTTCATGCAATCTTGGTTGCACGTCTTTTTTTCTCTAAATCTATAAGGAACAACAAACTGTTTGTTACAAACAACGCAGATATTTGTTATTAACTTCTTTCTAGACAAGAAATAACATTCCTTACAACAAAAAGTTTTTTTCTTTACTGAAAGAAAATCAATTTTGCAATTCTTGCAATTATAGCTTGATTGTTTCATCAAACTATAACTATAACGTGATATTACTTTGTGTAACTTCTTGATTTCTTTTTCGCAAAGTCTAATCGAACCCTGAATGTCAAATCCCTCTCCGGACTCTTTTCTACTGGTCGACTTAATTTAGCAACAGCAAGAAGATTATCATTAGCGTCGTATAATCCAACTGATGTTACAAAAGTAAACGTCTGTTGTGTGACTTCCTCACCAGGATCTATCACAACAATTCTATTGTTTGAGTCAGTGAATGTTGGATTAGACGAATAATTGAATTCATCTGCTGCGGCCCTACAGAAGATCAATGTGCTGTTTATATTCGTAGTATTCTGAAATGTTATTGCAGTTTGAGAACCAGAACTAAATCTAGTTGCGCATATATGATCTACGACATTATCTATAGACGCTGAAACTATGAAATCGGGTATAAATTTTGAACGGCCTGCTGTTTCAGTTCCTTGAGCACCGAGAACGGTAAATCCAGTTGGAGTCATTGCATCGATCGTGCCTGTAACGAACTGACTTGCAGAAGTTATCTTTTCGAGATCTAATATTGCAATGCCTCTATCATAGAACATCAATCCTACTGTTCTACTTGTGTCTGCTGCATCGACGACGTTTCCAAATTGTCCACCAAACTCAGTAAACTTTTCATTAGATGAACCGATATCCGTATAGACGGAAACACCAAGTTCAGATGTCTTGTAAAGATTTGCGATGTTTGGCCCACCGCTGTCCGCTGTAAGAGACGCTGATTGATAAAATCTCATTGCAAAAGATTCGCGCTTAATTTGGTCTCTTGAAAACAATCGTTTAAATGCAACGAAAAATGCTGCATCTATCTTATCATTTGCTGCAGCTGATCCATACGGTGCGACGAACTGAGAATCTGCATCTCCTAACAAAAGTTGTGAAAATTGTCTGTAGTTGTCCATCTTTTCTCTCATCATGATAGATGATGATGGAAACAATTCCTTGCCAACCGAATCAACTCCTGCTAATGATGAAGAGACTATGTCTGAATTAGGAAACAATCCAATCGTACAATCAAAAACTTGGTTAGAAGTTTGTAATGAAAAGTCTTGATCATAAACAGTTTGAAATAACGAAGAAGTAATGCCTGGGCCTATACCTCCAGTTACGAATACTTGATATTTTCTTCTAGAAGTAGATCCGCTAATGTCTTCTTGAATAATGTCAATCAGCTGGCTCAAAAACGATTTAGCCGTCTTAATGTCCGAAGGTTCTAGATTTTTATAGGTTGCCATTGTCTTATTTTACGTTGTTTGTTTGATGTTAACAGCGAAATCTTTGACAGTACCAGATTGCATTCCGGTTACTCTTACGTATGTCTTGATTGTATCTTTTGATGTTCCAGTTCCATAAACGTCGAACATCGTTTGAGTTAATGATTTTACGCCGACGCTAAAAGATAGTTCAGAGCCGCCTGAAGTTGCAGACGTTGCTGTACTAGTTAAAACGTAATTAGCTCTTTGTTGATTGTCAACATTGTTTGGGCTTATCCTACCATCATTGATGTTTAGAAATAAATTTGGTACGTCAATTAAGAAAGTTTGATCTCTAAGCTCGACATCAATAAATGTTTCATTTAGCAACGTTTGAGAAATTGTTAGAGCTTCTGTCGTTTTTAAACCTCTTGTCCCGCCTGTGGTATATAGCGTTACGGTATCTCCAGAAACCGCAGAACCTCCAGAAAAAGTAAACTGAGGCAATCTAACCAAATTGGGATTAGAAACGCTAACTAATTTAAATTTTTGAGCCTGTGATTGATTCGTCAAGGCCTCAAAAACTGGAGTGTTTTTCTCTACTTTTTCTCTTCCAACGCTTCTACCATATTTTGAAATAATAGAATAATTGACTTCATCGTCGCCAAGAGCAAATTTAAACAGGCTAAAAGACCCATCGTTTCTTGACAAGAACTGGCGGCCTGTATCTGTTAACACCGCATCTAAAATAATGTTGTTTGTACTATGATCAAGAAACCCCATATTTCCTCACAAAAAATCTTACATGTAACTATCATTGAAGTAAACTTTTTAATCCTTTTAGACGATTAAACAATTTATTACCTTAAGTCGTCTATATTAATTTCAAGCTTTGCGCCGGCACCTTTATCTGTGTTAATAAAATTTATTGTATATTCAGCTCCATTTTTAGAAAAATTTAATACATCAATTGTTGAATTATTGTTTGCTAGTACCGAATAACAATCTGGAGTTAGATAAACATAAAGATTCTTTTTATTTCCTATCTTTATTGTGTCAAGAAATAAATCTTCTTGAAGATACATGTTAGGATACTGCTTTGGAGCATTGGCTATAGAGATCAATTCAGTTATTAATTTATTTTCATATGCATTGAAAGTAACTCTAATTTGCTCTGAATAGTTTGATGACCACCCATGAGCGTCTATACACGCTACAGTGTAGATATAATTGGAATTTTTTAAAAATTCATCATCATAATAACGCAAAACAGGAACTGGTATGGACGGTTTATTTAATCTGTCTATTACCGATCGTTGCACAACCTTTGGGTTAATAGACTCTTCCAATCCAGGGAATTGAATTGTTGAATTATCAAAATCTACCATCTTTAACAATTCAAACGGATCATCTATGCTTTTTCTTCTAAAGACTTGAAATTTTTTAATATCGAGTTGAGGGTTAATTGGGAATGACCAATACAACATTAACGAACCCCTGGCTCCCGTCCCTGGATATGGAGAACCCGT